TAATGAATTATACAATCCTAATACTAGGATTATGACTTTAAAAGTAAATCTAACTCCTGCTGATATTTCGGGGTTTAAATTTTATGACAAAGTGATGATTAAGAACCGAGAATTTAGGGTGAACAAAATAGACTATAAACCTAATAATTTAGCAACAGTTGAATTTATACTTATACCATAATGAGTAAAGTAATACCATACATAACAGGGTTTAATGTAAAACCTAAAAAGATTTCATCACTTGGAGTTGTAACATTTACTGATGGAACTAATGATATTACTCCAAATCAGTTACAATGTGAAACTTATGGATATACTTACAATATAGCAACAGGGACTTGTAGTGCATTTAGATACAACCCTAACTTAGATATAAACTTTAACAATCAAAGCAGTACAATAAGAGGAGATCAAAACACTACTGAAACAGGAACGCAAAATACCTTAATAATGGGTCAAGACAATTCTGTAAGAGGTTTATCAAGAAACAATCTGATAGTGGGTAGTTTAAATGAAATATCTAATGGCTTAAATAACTCAACTGTCTTAGGAGTTAATGCTAAAACATCAGCACAAGCAGAATTTGCAATAGGTGGCGGTAAAGGATCTTTGTCAGATAGTACAGACGCAGCAACTTTTGTAAGTAGAAGGAAAACATCAGTAATAGAATTATCAGGTGTTACAATAGATAATACAGCTACTAATTTAACAGTTCAGGGTGGTGATAGTTTTATAAATGTAGAAAACAACAGTATAATAGGGTATGATATTTACATAACAAGACTAGAGCTTGGTGGAAGTTCTGGAACAGCAGGGAATTACTCTTATAGAAATATAAGGGGAGCAGTAAAGATCAATCAAGTAGGAGTTATGAGTTTTGTAGTTGGCTTTAGTAGAAACATAGCAAAGGTAGGTCAGAATGGAACTTGTATTATGGCAGATAGTACAACAGGGGGTGTTGCTTCAATTTCTGTTAATGTTCAAGATAGAAACAATGTACAGAATTTATGGAGTGCTTCAGTAACTTTACATGAAGTGGTAACAACAACTAATTTTGTGTAATATAAAATAATAAGATTATGGCAAATAAAGAAGTATTAAATTTAGAGGTAAAAGCAAACATAAAGCAGGTTGCAAAAGATACTGAGATACTACAAGCTAAATTAGAAAATACAAAACTAGAAACAAAAGAACTTATTAAAGACTTCGGTGCTTTTGGTATTACAGTTGGTAGTGTTAAACAGAAATTTGCAGACGCAGCTAAGATAATGGGTAATGGCTTGAAAATAATAAAATTACAAGCAGGATTAGCAGCTAAGAGTTTTCAGTTAATGTTTGGTGGGAAAATGAAAGCAGGAGCAAAAGTTCTTTTTAGGACAATTGCGGCAGGTGTTGCTGCAACAGGTATCGGTCTTTTAGTAGTTGCTTTTGCTTCAGTATCTACATACTTGACAAGCACAAAAGAAGGTGCTGAAAAATTAGAGAAAGCACTAAAGACAGTTGGTACTACTATTGCTGTAATAACAGATAGAATTTCAGGTCTAGGAAAAATAATAACTAATATATTCAGCAAACCTTTAGGAGAAAGTTTGAAAGATGTTAAAGAAAACTTTAAAGGTGTAACTGAAGAAATAAAAGAAGAAGTTAAAGTTACTATGAAAATGGTGGACGCTTCTCAGAAACTGCGTGACGCACAAAGGGCTTTAAATGTAGAAACTGCACAAAGCGTAGCCGATATTGAAAAGCTAAAATTAGTTGCAGAAGATATTACTAAAAGTTATGATGAAAGAGAAAAAGCAGCAGTTGCGGCGTTTGAAAAAGAAACAAAATTAGAATCTGCGCGGATAAAGTTAGCTGAAGAAAATTTAAGGCTTATAAAAATAGATGTAGGTTTGGGAGAAAGTTTAGCAGAAGATTTAGACAGACAAGCAGAAGCAGAAATTGCACTAGCTAATGTAAGGCAGGAAGCAGCAGGTAGGCAGATTAGTTTACAGAACTTCTTGAATGGATTAAGAGCAACTGAACAAGCAGAGAAAGACGCAGCTAAAGCTAAAGAAAAAGCTGATGACGATGCATTTTGGGCTAAGAAGATAGCTGATAATGATAAGTGGAATGAAAAACAAATAGCTGACGCAAAAATAGTAGCAGATAAAAAAATAGCTATATTTCAAGCAGAAGAAAATTTTAAGAAAGCTACAATAGATAAAACATTTGGCGCAGCCGCTGCAATGGCAGGAGAAAATGTAGCTCTTTCTAAAGGAGTAGCAGCTGCTCAAACTATATATCAAACACAACAAGGTATAATGGCTGCTATGGGCGCAACTTCAGTAGGAGATAAATTATTGCCTTATCCTGTACGACTTGCCAATGCTATTGCTACAGGAATAATGGGTACAGCAGCTTTATCTAAGATTATGTCCACAGATCCTAGTGGGGGAGCAGCAGGTGGTGGTGGTGGAGCAGCAGCAGCAGCAAGTAGCGGAACTCCTGCACCTGAAATGTTAAGTGGAGCATTTACTTTAGGCGGTGGAATAACACCTGAACCTGCCAGGGCTTATGTGGTTTCAGATGATATAACTAACAATCAAAACAAACTAGCTATTATAAGACGGAGAGCAACAATTTAAAAATCAAATAAAAACTAACTTAATATATTATATAATAAAGAATCTACTATGCCGTGTAAAGAATGTACCGAAGGGAAGTATAAATGGGGTGAAACAGGAGAATGTGAATACGACACTCTACAAGAATGTGAGGACGCTAACGCTTCTTATTCAGAAATGAAGGAAACTAAGATTGTGGAATTGGTTATCGAGGAAGATAATCAAGAACTAGCAATAGACGCTATAAGTTTAGTATCAGCACCTGCCATAGAACAGGATATGGTATTTTTTGGGAAAGAGAAAAACAACTTAACCTTTGCTAAAGTAGATAAGGACAAAAGAATTGTCGTTAGTCCCGCTTTGATACCTAACAAGCAGATATTCCGTTATGACCCGAATACAGATAGTGAGTATTATGTCTATTTTTCAAAAGACACCGTTAGAAAAGCGAGTGAACTCTATTTAAAACATAACAATCACCACAAAGCAACTTACGAACATCAAGACAGAGTATCAGGGGTTCTAACAGTTGAATCTTGGATTAAAGAAGGTGATATGGATAAATCAAAACTTTTCGGCTACGACCTGCCTAACGGGACTTGGTTCGTAAAGATGAGGATAGAAAATGACGACCTTTGGAGTAAGATAAAAGATGGCGAACTTCGTGGGTTATCCATAGAGGGTTACTTCACGAACAAGTTTGAAGCTATGCAAGAGAAAGAGCCAACAAGTGAAGAAATACTAAAGGCATTAAACGAAATTATATCAAAATCAAATAAGAATTAATTTATTCTATTATATTATACAAACTTACCTTAAATAAAAAATTACTATGGATTTAAAAGAGAAAATATTAGTTGCGTTAGGACTTGACAAAGAAGAAGTAAAGTTAGGTTGGCAGAGCAAGTCAGAGGACGGTACAATTTTCGTTTCAACCGCAGAGGAGTTAGAAGCAGGAGTGGATATATCAGTTCTCACAGAGGACGGAACGACAATATTATTGCCTGTCGGGACTTATAAGACGGAAGATGGATTGAGTTTTCGTGTGGAAACCGAAGGTATCGTGGCCGAAGTTCTACAAAGCGAAACCGAGGAAACCGATACAGTTGAAGAAGAAGAAATGGCAGATGTTGGAGATTGGGAAGGAATGGAGAAAAGAATACAGAACTTAGAGGACGCAGTTGCAGATCTTAAAAGAGATAAAGAAGGTGGAGATGATGAGGTTGAAGAAATGACTGAAGAAGTATCTGATAAACCTAAGTCAATTAAAACAACAGAAACAGTTGAATTTTCAGCAGAAGAAGAATTAGAAAAACTTAAAGCTGAGAATGAAAAGTTAAAAACGGAATTAGCAGAACAACCTGCTGACGCTCCGATAAATACAAACAAATTTAGTTCAGAAAGACCTGCACTAAGTAGAAAAGAATATAACAAGTTATCTAGGCAAGAAAGATTCTTATATAACTTAAATAAATAATAACTTAAAAAATAAAAAATTATGGCTTTAGCAGTAACATCAAACTTTGCGGGAAAGGCAGCGGGAGGATATATACACGCCGCTTTAAAAGAAGCGAGATCATTAGATTACTTAACGCAACTAAATAATGTTCGTTATAAATCTAATATCCAATCAGCAGCAAACACAGGTTTCGTTAGAAACGCTACTTGTGACTTTTCAGAAAACGGAACACTTACACTTACAGAAAAGGTACTTGAAGTAAAACCGTTACAAATTAACATAGACTTGTGTAAAAAAACTTTAGTAGATTCTTGGGAATCGTTGGAGATGACAGGTGCTTATGGTAACCCACCTGCTTCATTTGAAGATTTTGTAATTTCATATATGGGTGGAATTATTGCTGACGCAACTGAAACAGGTGTATGGCAAGATGATAATGGAAACGGAGAACTAACAACAGGGTTTTTATCAGCAGCAGTTGGTTTATTACTACCTGGTGTTGATGGAACTGTAATTCAATCAAGTGCTTCAGGTGCTTATACAGCAGCGAACATTATAGCTAACTTACAAACTTTAACTTCAGATATGGCAGGTAATGTACCAGCAATCTTAGGGAAAGAGGACTTACATATTTACATGAACAATAAGACTTACGCTTTCTATGTATCAGCAGTATCTACTTTAGGATATGTTAATGCTTACAATATGAATGGAGATTATGAGCCTGTCTTTGAAGGATATAAAATTGCAGTTTGCCCAGGTATGAACGACAACGAATTAGTAGCAGCTCAAAAATCTAATTTATTTTGGGGAACTGACCTAGTTTCAGATTTTGGAACAACAGGAACAGGTCCTAGAATCACGATAATGGATATGGCTGCTTTAGACGGCTCAGATAATTTGAGATGTGTAGCTAGATATTCAGGCGGAGTTCAAACAGGAGTTGGTGCTGATATTGTAAGACAATCGTAATAATACAAGAAAGGGAGTGTAAAAACTCCCTATCTTTAACTTTTAAAACAATAAAAAATGGCTTGTACTTCACTTACTAGAGGGAGAAATTTAGATTGCTCAAGAATATCGGGGGGAATCAGGGCGGTTTATTTTGCAGTATTAGACCAGATAACTTCAATAACTTATGATGGGACAGCAGCTCCAAATACTATCAGAGAAATTGATGATATTGATATGGGTTCGAATAGTGTTTACAGATATATATTGCCTATTGGTGCTTCTTCACTTACCGATACAATTGTTGGTTCAACAGAGAATGGAACTCTTTATTTTACACCAACTATAAATATAATTTACAACAAACTAAGTAGAGCTGACCAAGCAGAAGTTAAGCTGTTAGCTTCAACTAAAACTGTTGTATTTGCAGAATTAAACGCTACCTTAGCAAATGGTCATAATGTTATCACAGCTATGGGTATGGTTAATGGAATGTCGCTTAATGCAGGAACTATGACAAGTGGTGCTGCGTGGGGAGATCGTAACGGTTACAGTCTTACCCTAGACGGCCAAGAGACAGAACCATTTGCTATGCTTAAAGACTACAGTACTGCGCCATTTGATAACTTAGATTCAGGGGGAGCAATTCCTATTGTATCAACTAACTTATAATTAGTAGTTTTCATATATTCTTGATTAGAGGGCTTTATG